CCAAGGTTCGCAAGACAAAGGATGGGGAAGCTAAGAACGCTACCCATGAGCTGGCCGTTGGCCTGCTCACCCTTGTACAGGGGATTACCCATGAATGGGTAATGAAGGGAGTGGGGACCCAGGACACGGCGGGCAATGTCCTTACAGCCATCTGGCAGGTCCTGGATCACGTATTCGAAAATCCTACCACTATACGACCAACTAAGTCCATCGGTCGCAGCGGAGTAATCGATACTAAACCACTCATCATCATCGTCGGCCATCTCCCGGAGTCCTATGAGATCCGTAGGGGAGAAAGGGCGGCCGATCAGGCGAAAGCAGGGCATGTCACGCATGCTGCTATGCATCGCACGCTGAATTGACTTCATGCTGTAATAAGGAAGCGCCTCCCCCTTGGAGATGACGCGAACCTTCATAGGCTCAAGGACAGCCTGGATACAGCACTTTACTGGTCTCTACGTTTGGATCTCGCAGTCAGCCAACTCAGCCCAGTCTTCTCTGCCGGTCCGGCAGTAGACGGGAATAACGACGTTATATTGGACTCCCCGGCCATAGACCACAGGGTAGAAGTCCATCCTCTCAAGAACATGGTCATAGAGGATATCGTCACGAAGACCCACAAGCCTACCAAGTTCATAGGCAGATCCACCATCAGCTCGCCTTTGTTCAAAGCAGGCGGAGGTAGAGGGGGTCTTGCTCACCATATGTTCAGAGGTGAGATCCACACGACTGACCGCCGTACGAACGCGGTCGAGGACCTTAAGAAAGGTCCTGTCCTCGAAAATCTGATCGACAAGAAGGTCGTCAGAAAGACAGGGGCAGTCAGGGGTGGAAAGAGTGGCGAAATGTTTCTCATACGTCGCTTCCACAATTGCGTCAGAGGCCGGAAGACTGGCACGCTTGCATTGAAGCCAAGTGTACCAGAGATGGGAATTCTTCCTATTGAACACGATCAACCTCTGTCGCATCCACGCCCTCAACCCACCGGTCGGCTTAAAGCTCACATCCGGGGGAGAGGGAGGTTCGTTACGAAGATACTTCGTGAGGGGGTAGGTCAGCATGTGTTTTGCACGTGTCAACCAAACCACCTCTGTGCTAGAAGTGTCTAAGTATGCGGTTACCTGCGAGTTCAGGTATTCAAGGACTTCTAAGGACGCGCCATGATGTTCAAGCGCGAGCCTTAGTCCACGAACCAATGCACTAGTACGTTCCTCGATGGACACTCCTTCCTCGTACCCTAGGTAAGGAGTGGTCGCTTCCACAAGCGACGGCTGGTGCTGCAAATAGAGCTTCTGAAGCTTTATCTTGTTAGAATGCATTCAGAATGCAGCGGAACGGTTTTACTTTCAAC